GCAGAACCTTTAGAACGAGTCTCACCCTTAAGCTCAGCGTCAGTTTTGAACGCTGCAATTTCGTCAAGAATCACAGTCATAACTTCATAACCTTCCCAACCTTCACTTTCAGAGTGACCAGAAAAACATCTAACTGGTCTAGAGAAGAAAAAGATTTCTGATACCCTAGGTTCAAATCCTACTTCATTAAAAAATGGAGACGAAAGCAAAAGGTTCTTAAGAGGTTCGAAGAAAACTCTTTGTGCCTGCTGAGCATTGACAGCCAAGTTAAGCAAGTCAATATAAACACCATTTGCTTTTCCAAAATAGCCCAACGGATCTCTTAAGCAATGAAGAAGGTAAGCGGTATAAGCAATAGAAATACGCGCACAGTGATCCTTACCTGATCCCTTACCTAACATGCATATGACTTCATTGTCTGTGTACTTTTTGTAATATTCGCTGCCAGATTCCTCCCCCATGAGCTTATGGAGGGTAGACTCTTTAAAAATCTGAGTGCTGTGTCGAACAATCTCTAATTGGATGTCAGATAATGGTGGTAATCCTAAATACTTCTTATCTTGAACAAAAGTCTGAATCGAAACAGGCTCCTGCTCAAGTTCTTCTTGACGCAAAAGGCGATCAAAGTCGTTAAAATCGAGATTAATACCGAGATAATCAGACATGCTTTGAGGTAACCTTTATGGGCGAGTTTTGGCTGTGTTCAGTTGGAATCATTCTACGATATTTCCTTCTTGAACGTTTCTGTCAGGGAAAGAATCTTCTTGATTCATCATCTCAAAAGCCAAAGACAATTCTCTTCTTACTTCATCAGCAATAGCCGGATGTTTAGAAATAACATCTCTCAAAATTCTTGAAAGAATTTGATTAACATTCTCTGCTCTTTGCATTCTCTGAATATAGTCAGCATCTGCATTAGATCCGCCTGACATTAACTTATGAAGTTGTGCTTTCTTGGTCGCGATATCCCCAGCAAGTTTTAGAGCCTGAATCCTTTGAGCAACCATACCGTGGTCAGTTGCTATAGAAACAGTTTCCCAAGCCTCCTTGCTAATCTGATCAAATTCCTCTAGAGCCTTAAGAGTGTTGAACTGAAGTTTCTCCAAGAAGTAGGGATCTTCATCAGCCTGCTGCTGAACAAGTTCTTTATATTGCTGTACATACTCTTTAGCCTTATTTGTGTTTATGGACAACAGGGCTGCTATCTCATGATTCTTATAACCTTTGATGTGAAGAAGCCCAGCTTCTTGAATATCTCTCACCTCATCAAGAATAGTCTTATTCTTTACTGGTTCAATATCTGACATAGCCGCTCCTTATATTCATCGACAACATTAGGCCAAGAATATTCCTTATGAATAATTGTAGCACCTTTTAAAGTCTTTTGCTTTACTTCTTCATAGTTATCAACAACGTATCTCATCTTGTCGCAAAGATCATCAAAATTCGGGTCAGCCCAAGAACCACCTTTATATATACCAAAAGTATTTTCTGATGACCACTTGTAATCTAATGGAACAGAAAGTTCTGCGTATTCAGTGCATGAAGTAGCATTAGTACAAATCGTTGGAGTCCCTGAAGCAATAGTGTTGAAAGGAATCATCCCCCACCCTTCGCCTCTAGTTGGATATACTAGGCAATGAACGGAACGATACAAATTGGCAAGTTCATCCTCTGTCATCTCCCAATCAATAACATCAATCCTGTCATGGGAAGTGACCGGTCCAAGTTTCATAACACCATCAGTAAATCGCGCGTCAGGAGGCCCGAGGGATTTTATGATCATCCGATAGTCCTTCTTTGCCCCATACGTCTTTAAAAACGCCTCAAAGGCCATCTGAGTGTTCTTGCGGGTGGATGGGCTACCCACATGCAAAAACGTAAATGGGCCTTCTGGAATCAATTCCGAAGTATAAAAAATATCAGATTCTATACCAAGCCTAAAACTGTGTACATTGTCCATACCGGTATTATCTTTAAACACTTCACCGGCCCACTTCGATGTTGTCCACACTTCATCGCAAGCTTTAAGTTTTGGAATCCAAGGACTTGGCAAAGTATCAGTCTCCCAATAACTAAAGCCAATATTGTATTTATTGCCATATTTAAAGTCTACCGGTAGACAATTATTTATTATTACATCTGCATACTGTGATATGTCACTTGGTACCATCCGTAAACCGCGCTCTAGGCTTATACACAGATCTTTTTCAGCAGTATCCATATATAGAAAATCCTCTGGATCAAAGAGCGGGACACCCGCCGCTTTGAGTCCAGAGGAAATCCTATAAGACGCATAACCGTAACCGTCAGCCTTACTCTTTGATAAGGCTCTCCACAGTATCTTCTTGTTCTGCATCTTCTTCAATTACTTTAAAAAGTTTAAAAGACTCATTCTCTGTTACCTTTTGAAGAGTCTCAGATACTCGTTTGATTTCCAACTTACCTCCTTTCGGAAATAGTGGTTCGGGTATTACAGGAGCAAAAGGTAATATATCAAATATTCGTAACGTTAGTGCGAGTTTGTTTGTTTTTCTTAAAATTATTCTCTTTCAAAAACAAGCTTTTTACCAATGCTCACTGCTTGCGTATGAAGAGAGTCATAATCGTACCCATGTTCTTTTATGTATTGCACCCTGTAGTTAACCCAGCCATCAACGGCTTTCCAAAACTTAGGGTCGGTCATCCGCTCCAGTTCCTCCAATTCCTCCGGTGATAGTAAGAATGAAAGAACACCAAGAGGCATATAGACAACAACATCATACCCCTCGTCTTTGCCCGTTACGTACTCCTTTAGAAGATCCTGAAAAGATGTGATAATCTTTTTCACCGCAGGACCGGAATAATAGTCAATGCTCCCATATGCATTGCGAATTCTTGGGCAATAATCATCTACGGTTGTAATGGTGCCAAAAGTACGGCACACCATCGGGCGGTATCCATAGATAGTGCATCCACCCTTGTAAAACACACATTTACGCTCTGTCTCTCCACCAATCTGCCATGTCTCATCAAACATGGATTCTTTTAAAGAAGAAACAACTTCATCCATCCACTCATCAGCATAAGTCCTACCCTTATCTTCAAGGTAAAGATAATACTGCTGACGCAGCCTAAATGCTATGTGGGCACACTCAGCCATATGAATAGTCAGGCCAATAGAACAGCACTTGCCTGAACCCAAACACTTATACTCTGTCTCATTTTGCTGAGCTTCAAGTAGACGAACCTGATTATAAATCATGTCTAACTTAGCGAATGTGCTAATGTCTTTTGTATTTACTGACCTTCTCACAACTTTTTACCTTTTTTTCTTGCTTGATTAACTTTCTTCATTTCACGACGCTTTTTCTCAACCATTTCTTGCATAGGAGACTTTGGCCTCCTCATACTGGTGCTAGAAAGATTGCGACCTTTTCCTCTATATTTAAGAAGATCGTATTTCTTAACCCAGTTATAAACGGCCTGAGGAGTAACTTCAATATTGTAACTTTCTTTAAGTCTTTTACAGATGTCAGTTAAGTTCATCCGCTTCTTGACATAGTGCTCATATAACCAGTCTTTCTGCTTATATGGCTCCATACCCATGTTCTAGATAATACCATAAAGCAATACCGATTGCGTCGTTTATGTCATCATCTTCTGTGCTAAGGCCGGCTTTGAACTCAATAATCTTTTTAACACGATCTTTTCTTTCTCTAGTCAATCGTGCTTGTAGACCTTTAGAACCAAATTGCTTTTCCATTTCGATCTTATCTTGCTTAGAGATGTTTTTGTAACCAATTCTATTCTTCCATATCAAAGGATTGATATCACAAACAGTATTGCAGTATTCATCCAATGTGCCCCAAGAATATCCGATTATATAAGAGATTATCCGACTTGATTGAAAATTCTGAATATAGACAGACTGTTCAATAACCGCATCTTTAAAAACATAATCCGCCCAGATCTTATGAAGTCCGGAACGTATTGCTCTAAACTTGTTGTGAACCTCTTTCTTATCAGAAAAATCAATTTTACCAGACGCAACCACGGTAAAAGAATTTTTAGCCAAATCAACAACGCACCAAGCCAAAGAATTTGAAGATGGATCTATAGAAATTATTCTTGTTGACTTAACTGTATTAACCAACTTAGCGATACTCATCTCGAAGGCTCCTTTCATCCCAGCCCCAAGAGACAAGTCTTTTTATATACCGCTCTCTCTTGCAGGCCTCACATATCTCTTCTTTATTGTAAGAAGAAAGAATAGTATCACAGCCTGAAGTATTACAAACCCTTCTAGAATTTTTCTTCTCTTTATTCTTATAGTAGTTTTGTAAAAGCCTCTTGTTGGTGACAACTCTCCTGCAATCAGAGGAGCAAAAGATCGCGTTATACGTCTTTGGGATAAATTGCTTCCTACATTCCTCATTTTTGCATGCAACAGGCTCAAAATGGTTCGTACTCCTGTCCAATATCGTTCTCCGACCAGCAATGCGCTGCCAGATCGCAACTAGCACAATGCTTTGATGTCCTCTTGTAAGGACGATCAGGCTTTTCCTTATCTAGGACAGCCTTATAAATTTTACGATACTTCTTAAACAATTTGTCCAAGAAGATATCGTCTCTCTCTATATAAATAGGTAAAATTTGTTGATTATTCTTGTTCTCATAAATAACAAAGCCGCTATCTAGGTTTAAACAATGCATGTAAAGATTGGCTTGACGTACATGGTCATCTGAGGGCTTGTGTGACAATTGTCTATACTGGAATCCTTCTGCTGAAATAGACTTGAGCTCAATAAGTTTATGACCATCAAGATCAATTATACCATCAGCAGTACCCTGAATTGGGGGGTCTTCGTTACTTACCGGTAACTCTTCGGCTACAAGGATGCCCATATCTCTAAAATAAGAATAGAGTCTGTCATGAACAGCATGACCATTGTCAAAAATACGATATGTCTGAGGACTAAACGATGGGGTATATTCGATTCCATCAAACATGTAGTACCAATACCTAGCACATTGATTGGTAGAACTTGGCCTAAAGAAATCAACCTTCTTGTATATTGGCTCATTTCTCTTTGCAAGATGAATGTCTATCGAATCACAAAGCATCCCTTCAAGATCAGAACCGCTCAACGGCTCACTCTCAACCACGGCTTTCTTTGCCTCAGCCTTATTCTTTAAGGCGTCAAGTGCTTTCATTGCATACCATTCCTTGCTGATAGTTTAAGAACATTAATATTTTCACTTAAAGCTTCATACATTGTTCTCCAAATGTCATTAGCAAACTTGTCTTCTTCATCCATCAGATTAGATCTACGTTTGTACATTTGTGACTTAACAATCATCATTGTTCTGTAGGCCGCGAGTTGGTTTGCATATCTAATTGCTTGACCACCAACATAGTGCTCAGGTCTATCAATGATGTCTTGAACAATTTCCATACATTTGACAAACTCCTCAGATTTGTCGCCCATAAGGTTAGAAATTGTATCTACATCTATAAAAAATCTACTCAACTATTTTCCTATCTAGTATTAACGAAAAAAGATCTGTTTTCCTCAACGATGGCGGATGAAATAAATGCCATGTTAAAATTGCCCAACCAACAAGTGTTGGAAAAAATGTACTTCTCCTGAAAAGACCATTCTTAAATGCATTAGACATTGTTTGATGATGACTATTCATTGCCCAATAGTCATACGCAATCACAACAACCGCTGTAGCGGCCCAGCCTAAAATTCCGTGCTTCTCAACCCGCTTCATACATCCCATTCTCTTGTATAATTATATCTTTAGCGCGCTGAAGTATATCAGATATGATATCGCTCACATCCATATCTTCGTAATATGGAAATCCAGATATAATCCCAACAGCATAATAAAACGCTGTTGAATAAAGTTGCTCATTCGTAATCTGAGTCATTAATCAACTCCTTAAAAACTTCCCAGTCTATTATAGCAACTTTAGTATCAGAATCTTCGCCTAGAACAACAGACATACACGGATATCTATATTGACTATTCCAAGCGTCTTTTCTATGCTTTATCCAAGCAGCCCTTGTAAGAGTGAAAGACTTACCATTATGCTTATAGTCAAGGAGGAAACGATGAAAAGTCGCATCTCCCTTTCTAAAGCCCCTGCCAGAGTTCTTGACAGGCTTTGCATTATCACGCTTTGTCTCTTGATTCTCATCTCGCTTCATTAGTTCCCTTCCTTGTTAGCATCAGCAAGTAACTTTGCCATACGTGGTGGTACAGCATTACCAACCTGAAGCCATTGAGCAGTTTTTGGACCGCAAACCTTGTAGTTCTTAGGAAATGACTGAAGAATAAGGGCTTCCTCTAAGGTTATCTCAACGGCATCCGGTTGATGTTGACGAGGACCATCCCCTGCCTTTCTCCATGTTGGTGGAGCAACCATCTCAGGCTTAAAAGATCCGACAATAGTAGTAGATGGCTTTTCATTAGCCCACTTAGGTAGATCGTTTCTTCCTAAAGCTTCAGCCATAGTTATAATTCTACCATCAGAAACAGGAAATTTAGGTTGACTGTCTAGCCTTCCTACAACAAAACATCTTTTTCTAGCCTGAGGAACGCCGTGATAAGAAGAGTCAATAATCCTGTAGTCTACATTGTACTTAAGCTGTTTTAATTCATCGATATACGAAAGGAAAATAGAAAGATTCTTCTTTGAGGTTAAGCCCTTAACATTCTCAAAAACTACAACTCTCGGCATCAAGTCCTTAACAGCCTTTATTGTTGCAGGGAAGCCATTCCTAGAATCATCATGCCCAGTACCATTACTGTTTGCCTGAGAGAATGATTGACAAGGAGGACTTGCCCACAGTAAATCCGCATCACCATAATTACCAAGCATGTTATACCAATTGGTATCCATTGAAATTTTTTGCATCAATGCTGGCATGCCATTGCTATTATGAGTGTTAACAGCATGTTTCCAGTAATCTAAACCGATAACATTATATCCGGACTGCTTAAGGCCAAGAGAAGCCCCACCCATGCCGCAAAATAAATCGACAGCGTACATTTTCACCCCACTAGTATGTTGTAAATTTCCTGCTTCTGTTCGTCAGTCAAATCGATATTGCTAGTACCGTTCCACTTGTTCTCCCCGTAGGAATACCAAGCACCACGGCGCTGAATCACGTCGGCCTCAATGGCCATTTCAATGAGTTCCCTATCAACGTCGATCCTGCCCTCCTGTGGAAGAACATAATAGTACCCCTGAGTGCCGATGGTGGGGAGTTGCTTGGTTTTTTCAATAGTCCAAGTAGCACGTTGACTTGTGATCTTGTTTGTTCTATCTTCTCTTTCCATCTCTTTTTGAGACATAGACAAGAACAACTTAACAATGTTATGCATATTGTGATGAACAGTATTACCCATCTTTGCTTTCATCACAGCGTACATACCACTAAGATCGACAGTCTGATGAGCGATGAAAAGCATTATATTCTTTTCTTTATGGAGGTGATTCACAAGTTTCTGTAGAAAGTAGCCTTGAGATCTTGCTTGAAGACCCATAGCTTTTCCACCGTCAGGCTTGTCATAAAACTCTTCTTTAACAATATTTGAAAGACTATCGAACAGGAAGATATGCTTCTCGTCAGGGTGGTTAAGGTAGCCAATCAAATGACGCAGAATATCCTCAACAACTGTGGACTGAACTAAAACAACGTCATCTACATTGATACCACACTTGGCCGCATAATTTTCGGAGTACGAATACTCTGAGTCAACTATAATAGGA